TAATGGATTAAGATACTTAGAGTATATACTATTATATTCTTCAACTACCTCTGGCATAGCTGGTCCATAAGACCCTCTATTAGAACCTATTACTTTTCTATATTCTAATAATTTAGCTAAAGATCTATACCCTCTACCATTATATGTTGTTTTACTCTTATTTTCAAACTGGACTACCATTACTTAATAATCCTATAAAGATCTAATATACGAACAATATGTGGAGGGAAGCTGCTAGATAGATTAAAGCTATCACCACGTTCACCTTCAAAGCTAAATCCTTTTTTCTCTTGATCTTGCTTATAAATAAGCTTAATAAAATCAAGAGTAGCTAACTGAAGGTCATAAGGAATACTACCTATTTCGTAACCGGCACGATACTCTACACGAACACCACTAGGATATGGTTGGAAAGTAGCAGGACCTACTAGGCTTAGTGCAGGGTAGCTACGTTGTACAGAGCGATAAGTACGACGAATATTTCTAGTACCTACGTCACGAGTTATACGTCCAGTACCTCTATCAAAATTATATTCATTAGGATCTGCATGAGCATCACTAGCTGACGTAGAATTATCTTGACCATCAAAGTGAATTAAGCAAGCAGTATCACCATCTGGTCTAAATCTATAAGCTGGGGGTGTAAAGTTAGTCATATAACGAGCGGCACTAGATACTCTAAATTCATCTATATATCCTTTAAAACCGTTGCCAATTTTAACATTAGAAGTAAAAGTATGATCAACTACTGCATAAGCTGCATTAGCTATAGTATTACCGTTATAATGTAGGTATAGTCGCTCATTATCTAGATTGCGAGATACAGCTACGTGTGCCCATTTACGCTTAGCAAACTGTTGGCTCTCTATAAGAGTGTTAGCACCACTTACAACTGTAGCTGTACCACCTACGTTAGCTTCAAAAGATAGCCCATACTGATTAGACATACTAAATTTCATATAGTTAGCTGCATCAGTATTAATTTCAAAAATAGTATTATTTTGAATAGTTGGATCGTCTATACGAACAAACATTTCAATGGTAAAATCACCTTCATCAAACTTAAACTTGTCAGGAACAGCGGTAGAACCTATATAGGATCCTAGCGGAAGCTCTAAACTAGACTGACCAAATCGTTTAATCTTTGAGTTTATATGTGCAGAGTTATAAAATGATATGTTTAAGGAACTGTCTGTAGTACTATTAGGAACTCCTATAGTAGATGGATCAGTAAGAATTTGATGCTCGAATCCGTTAAACTCTGTAATCTGATATACGTTACTTAGTGGTAATCTACTAACAAATACAGAGCTTACTCCACCATCAAATATTTCTACATAGGTGTTAGCTGCTACTTCTTGTCCAATATAGTGTTCAATAACGCTTGTTGCATAAAAAATTATATTAGATAGTCTAGCATCTTGAGTATTACTTGAGATGCTTAAATAATCTTTTACTTGTGGTAAAGTAATATAAGTATATTTACCTAAATCTTCTTCAAAACGATCTGTCATAATACTCTTCCTTTTTATTGAATAAGGGGAGGCGTGTGACCGCCTCCCCCTTTAAACTTAGCGATGTAAGAGTTAAGATTAACCTGCGTTAACGTTAATTGCGTATGCGTAACGAGTTGAATCAAGAGCAGCACTAGCATTAGTAGTTAGAGCCTTAAAGTCAAAGCGAGTACTCATGTACATTGCAGTTACTTGCTGACGTGGTTCGTATTCAGATTCAATCTCAATACCACGACGTTCTGCAATCATAAATCCTGGCTTATAGATTAGGGAACCTAGAGTGTTACCAGTAGAACCAGCGTTATCAAGGAATTCGGAGATAACGATTGGAATACCATACACTGCACCTACGGAACCAGTTAGATAAGTAGCGTTTGGACCAAACTTATCAACTGTACGGAAGTCAGAAGTAGTTACTAGGTTGTTGTATCCTTCGATAGAAGTTACATAAACTAGGTCATTACCTAGCTGTAGACCATACTTACCCATTGCAGTACGCGCTGCAGCGATGTTAGATGGATCAGCCTTTGTAGTAGAACCACCAGTAGCAGTTGTTAAGCTTGCAGTAGCTGCTAGCTTAGTAATACCAGTGATAACAGATGCATAGCCTGTAGAGCTACCTGGACCTACTGAGTTAGTTGGGGATGCTGTAAAGCCTGTTAGAGCACCAGTACCACGTAGAATGGACTTGTCGATAGCACGAGCTAGACGACGAGTAGCTGCTGCACGTAGGAAGTCTAGTAGAGGAAGAACTGTGTCTTCTTCTTCGTCCTTAGCTAGGTGAGTAGTTGCCATAAACTTGTGTGGGGTGAAGTCTACAGATGTAATAGTATTTTGACGAGAAGTTGGTACGTTAGTTAGATCGCCAATACCGGTAGCAAAAGTACCAGATTTGAACATTGCTACGTCACCGCCAGTATCTTCATCAGCAACTGGTACACGGAAAGTCTTAGCGTCTACTGCTAGACGGTTAAACATTGGAGCTATAGTTAGCTGTGTTTCCATTTCTGTGTAGATGTTGGAAGAGAAGTTAGCAAGGAACATATCAACAGTAGTGATAGCTTTCATACGGCTACCATACTTAGTATCAAATACGTCGCGCTTATTTAGCATCTTGGAAAGAAGAACAGCGTTAGCCATTTCCTTTTCAGAGAATTGTGATGTAGAACGTGAGTTCTCTGCGTATAGCATTTTGCTATTCTGTAGAGACTTAATCTCATCACGATACTTGCTTAGTTGTGACTTTAGTTCTGCAAGCTCTTCAGTTGCGGCAGGGGTATAATCACCGTACTTAGCTTGTGCATCAGCTTCTTTAAGAATAGCTTCACCAGTTTTTTCAACTAGATCAGCAACTCTAGGCGCTGAGACGCTTGCGGAAGCTACGTCTTTTTTAACCTCAACCTGAGTTGCTTTAGCAGAGCTAAGGTTGATTGTTTCTACGACTTGTTCAGCCATTTTGTCGTTCTCCTTTGTTGAATCTTCGTGAAGCAGTTCTGGCTCAGCATTAACTGATGCCTTGTCTTCACTTATAGTTTTGTTAGATTTTTTCAGTTGTGAAAGTTCTTCTGAATTCACATTAAGAATATTATCACAGGGTTCACCGTTCGCGTCAACTTCTAAAAATTTAAAGATTTGGCTTTGGGCAGTTGGTACTTCAAGGGTCTTGTAGATTTTTTCTTTATAATTTACAAGGTCTCCAGACTTAATGTTAGATACATCTGAGGCTAGTAGATTGATAAACGGTATACGCTCATTAGGATCTGCTTGTTCAAAATCCTCTTCATCATCTAGCTCGTCTGAGTTTTTAGCTTCTACACCTTCCATAGTCTTAGAAGCCATCATCTCTTGTTCAGAAGGAGATAGTGGACGTTCACTAACTACATCGTCATCTTCTGGGCTAGCTACTGGAACACCTACCATAGTTATACAATGAGTATGCCCTTCGCACTCTTGGACTACTCCGTTTATTATACGGTGTGCATGATTAGCCATATGAGATGCATAAGTAGTTACCCCATTACCTAGATCATCTATTTCAATAGTATGATAGTGACCTTCACAGATATCAGTGATACCCGCTTTGATCCCTTGCATCATTTTAATTTCTTCTTCGGTAGCTTTATCAAAAGACTCTACAAAGGAACGATAGTCGTCTGTAGTATCAAAGCTCTTACGTAAGCTAAATAAAGATTCTTGATTGCAAGGTACGCTAACAATAGAGATTTCTAGGAGTTCAACTTCAGTAATAAGCATAGTATCGTCTGCATTATTATACTTTCCGTCTTTAACTCTAAAACCAACGCTAAAGCTTTTAAGTGCTCCATCTTTAATTAGAGTATGAATTCCGTGGTTTTTCTCTGCTGCTTCACTTACAGTGCCTTCAACAAATATACCCTTTTTATCAACTGTGATCTGATTAAAACGCCCAATAGGACAATCATGTTTATGCTGATATAGCATAACAGGATTTTGTCTAAAGTTTTCTACGCCTTTTGCCCAAGCTTCAGCAGTAACAATGTCACCTGCACGATCCTTAGATGTAGTATTAGCATATCCAGCAATTTTTAAAGATTTTGAGCCTTTAGAAAGGGCTTTAGCTTCGAAAGAACTATTTAAATAAAAAGTTTTATTGGACATTAGTTGTTTCCTCGCTCGTAGCAGACTGGTCATCTGCTGGTCTACCACCCTGAGTAGCATCCGTAGCGCTACCGGTAATATTCTGTGGTATTCTTATTGTATCAAGTCCTTCAAGTTTTGCAAATCTTAATCCTTCACGAGCTTCATTTGGGGTTATAAGACCAGTATTCACTAAAGTCGCATAATAAGTAGCTTGAGTTTTATTATCTGGCTGTAGTGCAGGAACTGAAAGACGGTCTGGACGAATTGATACATTTGTATTAAAGTAGTGAGTAAAAGCACTACAAAATTGATTTAAAATTGGAAGTACTGTTTGTAAATAAAATAGTTTTTGATTAGCATCAATGTTTGCGTTATTACCAGACTTAAGTAGTACATAAGGTACTCCTAGTGCTTTAGCCATATCTTGCTGTATACGTTCTATAGAATTTTCAAAATCTAGCTCACCAAAACTAACTGTAGAAAACTTATCTATTTTAAGTCCGCCATCAAGAATAGCAGGATTACGAGCTCCATCAAATATTGTGGTGTAAGTGGAGCGCCAAGCTTCAAGTAATCTTTCCTTAACGCGCTTAGATAGTATATTATCAGTAGTAAGAACAAAACCTGGAAGAGCATTATTCTTGAAGAACTGACGTTGAAAATTAATCATATAGTAGTAAAGCTCGATCAAACGTAACAGTGGCTTTATCTTAGATGTTCCACGGAATATTGAGTGTTCATTCTCATTCATAACATGAATTATCTCATGTGCTTCAAAACGAATAGCAGACGATTTACGCGTCTGCTTAGAATATCCAAAATAATCAGAAGAACGCTGATTTGATACTAGATAGTTGTAGTGAGATACAAAGGTCTTAGAATCAGGTACTACTTCAACATCATTTGCAGGAAGTAGATATAGATATTCACCATCATAGTAGAAAAATGCATTGCCATCTAGTTGAAAGTCTAAAAACGCACGTCTGAATAGACGCACGCGATCCTCAAAAGGATTAGGCTTAATATTTAATAGCTTATTTAATTTTTTTGCAGGACCACTACCTTCTACTATTAGTGGAACTTCTGTACACCCGCTTATAATTATTTCAATAGCACGGTGTATAATTTCTATCTCTCGATAGGCTTGCTCATAGTCTACAATAGTTTCTGGAGAAGCAAAAGGCTCCAGTGAAGCTATTGATGGCTGTGCAGGGTTTAACTTTTCAGCTATCCACTGTCTCCAGGCTGGTGTTTCTTTAACTGCCATTAGTAGGTAACTCTCTATTTTTATTCATATAATTAATTTTATATAATTTTATTAGATAGTTCAAGTATTATAATCTTCAAAATGCTTATTGGCCTTCTGTATGCTTATTACGCTGAATTTCTATCCAATTTTTAACTTTAGGTGCAATACTATTAGCATATCTTTGACCGTATATGCTATGTAGTCTAGTATGATGTAGCTTACATAGATTATATAAATTATCATTACCTAGAGCTTCTGCATTATCTTGTGCGAATATAACTCGTAACTCTTTTATCTGTTCTACAGTATTATTTAATCTTATTTTATTTCTATCTACCCAGGTATTAAATAATTCACTTACGCTAAATAAGTGATGTAATTCTATAGTATCTAGACTTCCACATATATAACAACAGTCCTTAGCTTTATAATCTTTTTTAATAAAGTCTCGAACCATTTTAATAACTTCTCTTTTTAGTTCAGCCACTTATTATGCTTCCTTATGTTGTCTTCAGCAGGTATAACTTGTAAATTCCAAGGAACGTGTAGACCACAAACATTACTACCTTGTAAAGGAACTATATGGTCTACATGATACTTAATACCTGTTTCTCGCTCTAGTCTTTTTGCTTCTGAGTAAAAGAATAAAAGTTTTTCAAGCTGTTGTTTGTTTAGCCATGTAGGTGTAGCTTGTAGTTTAGTAGCTCTGTATTTAGCTCTATTAGCATTACGTTTGTCTTGGTTCTCTGAGTTATACTGTTTTCTACGTAAAGCTATTTTTTCTAAATTTGCACTACGGTAAGCACTAATATTATTTTTATCACAATTTGAACAGGTTTTATTTTTAAAGTCCCATCTATTTGAGGAGTAATAAAAACTATCTAACAACTTAATTGATAAACACTCACAACAACGTTTATAACCAAAACAATGTAAAAACCATATATTATAAGATACACTTATAGGTTTACTTGGCTCATTAAACATACGCTTGTATTTTTTTGCTATACTTTCAGGAGGTATTTCATTAATATAAGCTGAGGGTGCTTCAGAAAACTGATATAGTCCTTCTAGTAGTCTACTAGTTACATGCTTACCATTATATTCTACTTCTTTTTGTACCTTAGATAGTATAAATAATTTATATTCATCTATATTAAACATTCTATTCTCTTAACTATATATTGATATACTACTCATTTGGTGGTGAGTATATAAAGCGTAGCGTACAGCATCACTTGGATGACTGCTCCAATCATGAACCGGTTTAGGAATGTCAGTAGCTGTATTCCACTTGTATGATGACATAGCGTGAAAAGAATGCTGACCACCCTCAGCATCAAAATACAATTTATCTTGTTCTATAAGAGTCTGTACAAAATTGATACCGTCATTTACAGATTTGATTGCATTGCTTGTATGTATGTCATAGTCATAGGCAAAGTCAGCTTTTACTTGCTGTGCAGCACTATCAATATAAATGTTATCTATGCGCCATTCCTCAATCTTTTCTTGTATAACAGCGGCTAGCTCTGAGGTGGTAGATTCTTTAGAAATATATTCATCAACTAGATAATAGCTCTCACCATCATATCCTAGTACTACAAATACGTTTTCGTCACGATATCCAACGTCAAGACCTGCTATAACCTCAACAAACTTGTGCGTTTGATAGTCACCAACATGCTTTTCCTCATTAAGAAACTCATAGATCTGAGATTCAGTAGTAGTCCACTCGCACTCATACTCTTGTGCAAATAGCGCACGAGTCATTGAACGTTTAGCTTCCATAACGTCTTTTTCAGATAGTCTAGGATTAGAGCGCCAAGTATATACTGCAGAACCCCAATCTTCATAATCCTCATTCTGACCGCGCATATAATAGTCGTATAGGTAGTTACCTTTACCACGAGGAGTAGAAATCCAAAGACAACGAGAATCACGAAAAGTGGATAGTGCAGGACGTAGATCACGAATAAAATATTCATCATTAGGTATGATTGCAGCTTCGTCAATAATTAAGAGGTTAGCAGCACGACCAACTAAAGAGTCACGGTTATTAGCTGAAAGTAACCGAAAGATTGAACCGTTTATCAGTTTAACTACTTTATCTTTTTGGTTAAACTTTTCAACTTCAATGTTAGTAACCCTAATAAGGTCAGTAACATAATCCCAGATGATAGAAGATAGTGAGAAGTTAGGAGCTACAACCATTACCTGCTGACCAGGCTCTAACAGCTTAGCAAATGCAAGAATGGCCGCAGAATAGGATTTACCTGTTCTACGGCCAGCTATGTGTACCCAAAAACGATTTTCACGAAGCCCATTAATCATTGCCCACTGACTCTCGTTGAATTCAACCGGAGTCGGTAGTCTCTGTAATAGTTTATCTACGGGTATTTTAAAAAAATCTGTGTTCATTATTTGGGTAATAGGTTATATAGCATTATTAAAAACGCTGATATACCAGCGATAGCTCCACCTAGCCAAAGTAGAGTCTTAAGAGACGTTTGGCCTTCTGTAGCTAGAGTTTGTAAACCAGCTACAGCAGTATTAAGAGATTGCATATCTGCTTTCATAGCTTCTAAACAAGCAAGTATGTGTTCAAAACGCTGTTCAGTATTAGCTTGTAGAGCAGTAACATCTACTTTAGTAGTGGTTGTACGATCATGTAGTCTGTCTAGTTCTGATCGTATTTGGTCGAGTTCTCTGAGAGGTTCCATAGCTCATCCTTTCTTAGCTTCTAAAAGCCAAAAATATTATGCCAGCAGCACTATATAAGTATAACAGGAACTTTAGTTTTGTCCAAACTAATATAGTATAAAATGACTATAATAGATCTTGCAAATCTTAAAATTGCATAAACTGTATCTTGTCTTAAACTAATACTAGCATAGTTTTAAATCATAAGCAATAGGATTCTAGTCTTATAGACTCTAGTTAGTAGCTAGAGTCCAAGGTAAAGGTTTAGTAACTATTGGTGGGTTACGTAATTCTTGTAAATACATCATAGCCCTAGCTTCTAGTTCTATCATATCTGTCATAGGCTGTACCCAGCCTAGCACAGTTTGTTCAGTTAAGTCTGCAAATGCAATAAACTGATCAGGATCTGATATAGCATTGAGTGCTATAGACAGTTCAATATCTGTAGATATACCATCTTCTGTAGCCGTTACGGAGTAACGTACCGATTTAACTACGTCCTGTAAGCCTAAGTCGTTTGGGGCTACCGTTAGTTCTTTTATTTTCCATGTATATACTATCATTATATTTCCTTATTAAGCTGCAAATGTACCAGTGGTAGAAGCTATTTTTCTAACGGTATAATAGGATCCAGCAAGTGGAGTAATTGTACCAGATCCTTGTGTTACTTGTAATCTAA